TAAACACGCTCGTGATGGACTTAAAAACCTTCTTGTGATACTCAATCGCGCACGACCCTGTTTCGCGATACCGCTCTGCCAGCTTAAAAATATCCATCACGGACCCCCTACACTAAACTCGTCATATTGTGTTATCGCACTTCGTGTTCTGTTGCCGCCAGCCGATAGGTGCCGATCTCTGCGCGCGACGCGCACGGCGAAAGTCAAGGCAAGTGTATCAGCTTCGTCCGGGGAATCCAAGCCCCGTTTTTTCATGTCCTCTTTGGCTTCGAGCTTAATACGTTGCTCGTGCCTGTCAAGCGTATACAGTATCGTCGTCAACTCTTTAAACAGCGTACCGTCTTCGCGTATACAGCCCTCTTCATGTAACCAGTCGCGCATAGTGGCCCAGTATTCCGCACGTCTATTGACGTAGAACTCCGGTTGCGTGGCCGCCGCGCCGGGGTGGACTTCTGTTACGCGGTATCCCTTGTCTCGCATGATGTCGATCACGCCCGCCCCTACGCCCGTGCCTTCTATAACGATAGCGTCCGGCTTGTGTATGTCGGCCTGCGCCATCGCTATATTCGCAAGTTCAACTGTGCTCTTACCTTTAAATTTCATAAGAGGTAGCGTTCGCGCGTTGCGCCCTTGCCTAAAGCCTATACAGGAACTATCGTTACCGAAACGTGCAACATCGACCGCCATAATCAATCCGGCCATGCGGTCTTCGTAGAGTTCTCTTTCCATTGCTCCGCTTGCAACGTCCGTACTAATAAAGCCGTTATAGCTTTGCGCGGGAAACAAACCTCGTACGCGCACTTTGATCTCGTCGCTATCCTCGCCATATTTAGCAATAAGCTTCTCTACTGCGTTCCGGTTCGTATGCGATACCTCACGGCTGTCAACGTGCCGCGTGTAATACAGACTTGCGTGTTTGTCGAAACAGTCTGCAAACTCACCTGTCGGTTGCGTAGGGTTTCCAAAAGCAAAGAAGAACTTTTCACCACTACCAAGCAACGCACCTTCTGCGACTTCCCACACCTTACCGACAACACCGGACGCTTCGTCAAATATAACGAATACGGTTTTTCCTTCGTTGTGTAGTCCGGCAAACGCTTCTGTTTTATGTTCCGAAACCGTAGCGGCTGTCGTCTTGTAGTTTTTACGTTTAGCTTCTTCGTACTGCCCGAACACTAAACCCGTCGCGCTCCACTCGAACCAATGCTTGTTGATTGCCAAGTTATGCCACTTCGCCAACTCCGGCCATGTCTTGTCCTCTAGCTGGAACTGTGTCGATGCGGTTACAACGCCCCTCGTGTCCACCCTCGTAGACATCATGAAGTATATCAACCACGAAACCAGCGCGGACTTTCCCACCCCGTGACCTGATGCGATCGCGCTCTTCCAGACTTCTTCTTGCATTTCAAGATCGACAAGGTTTTTGTTGGTGCGTATGTGCTCGCCGAGCTTTACGAGAAACTCTTTCTGCCACGGCTCCGGCCCGACTTTATCCTTGAGCGGATTGTCATTGCCGTCCGGCAGCTTCTCCATACCTTTTATGGCGACCTTGCTGCCCGTGAAGTCGATGTAGCTTCCCCACGGAAACGCCGCCATGACAAACCCGTACGGGTCCGCCCAAAAGGTTCCTATAAAACTGGCAAGTTCTGCTTCTTTTTCGGGGCTTAGCGACGACACTTGAGTATTTTGCTTTCCTTAACTATACTGACGGTATGACACTTCCATACGATCAACTACCTCTCGTTATGCAAGCCATCGAATACCTTTCGGTTGGACACACGGAAACGCAATCGTGCGACTACGCAGGTATCGGAGTCGGCGCGTTCAAGAACTATATCAAGCACAACGACGAATTACAATCCTTGTATCAAGAAGCCATGCAGCGCGGATACGACGCTATGGCCGAAGCCTTGTTGTCGCCTGACAACCACGCGATTTACGGCCACAGTGATCCCAAGATGGCGAAGGTGCAGTCTGATAACATTAAATGGTTTCTTGAGAAACGTAAGCCTAAAGAGTACGGGCAGCGCGTTGAAGTCAACCACCACATCACCGCCGACAAAGCGATCACCCAAGCTCTCGCCGCTGCACGCCAGCGCGCACTGCCGGATTTAACAAACGAAGTGATCGACGTAATTCCTGTCCGTGTACAATCCGACGAAGAGATCATGGCGGAGCTATTTGAGGGGTGCGACGCTTAGCTCGGCCTCTTCTATCGACTCGATCTCGTAGCCGAGTGCCGTCACACGATCCCGTGCTTCTTGCTCTGTTTCTGCGCATTGCGGCGATATGATTCCACCTGTTGTCAGTACATTAAAAAGTTTCATCACAGTGCTCCATTAGATAGCCATGTTAAATTCTGTGCGATCTCTTCATCGGTAAGGGCTACGTTATAAAGAAGCGCACAAGGAATTTCGCCGTCCAGTCGTGTGAGCGTATCGCCAGATGCACCTAAGTACATCGCAGAAGTGCTTACCGTTGAACCGCGTGTGAAGGTTTGTATCGTATCGTCAAAACCAACCTTACTAGCGTTCGTCCCGTTGGCGTTTACTAGCGTTGCTACGTGCAGCGTATTGAGAGTTACAGTCACGGCCATGTTGACAAAAGCAGCCCGCACCCTAGAGTACGTCTTGTCTGCGTTGTTGATCTCGTATGAGTACGCATTACTACCTGCGATAACTTTCCCTGACGCAGCCCTAGGGATAAAAGAAACCATGGACGTTGATTCAGCGCCGTTGTTCAACGACACCGTACTAACCGGCAGGTTCAACCAGTCAGCGTTCGGGTCTGACGCACCCGTATTTTCAAAGTCTGGTATCGTTCTCCCTAAATGAGTGCTGGCGGCGGGCCTATAAGCTGCCGTGCTTTGGGTCGCAGAACCAGTAATACCCGTCAAATCAGGCCACTCTCCCGTGGAAGCATTATAGTTATCGGCGTACATGGCGATTAGCCCGCGAGTTACCCACGGTGTCGGTACGGCGACCTCGGTGAGACTTATTTGCTCTGTGAGTGACCCGCTGGCGTTCGACGGGGTAACGCCGACAGTTATGGTCGTTCCCGCATCCGCAATACCTTGTGTATACGTATTAGACGTTGCGCCTGATATCGCTACATCATCACGATACCACTGGTACGCATAAGAAGGTGACTTGGCTGCTTGCATATTACCGTACACACCTTCCACGGCGGTCAGCACCTCGCCCACGCCAGCGTTACCTGTGATGGTAACAACGCTATACGGACGGATGATAAACGGAGCATCTTGCCACACTCCTGAAACTTGTTCGCGCACAGTTTCAGCATGGGCTTCCATACCCCGTGCGTTGTAGTGTACGGAGTCGTAGTTTACAAGATTAGCTGTTGCGCCATCTGTGAGAAACAGCCACGGTGCGTCTGGATCGACAACGCCTACGGGGTACGCGATACCATCGACATATCCATCTTCAAGCCATGTCAGATACACATCGCGCATCTGCTCGGTCCATCCACCTTCTTCCCATCTTGTAGAGTGTGGTGTTTGGTTTTCGGGTGTCAGGTATCCGTCTGTCGAACTACAATACGCAGCGGGTGAAACAGCAATAACTCGACTTACGTTGGAACCTTCTGCATTTCTAGCTGCGTCAATAGCTGCTTCTTGTGCGGTAGTCAAAGCGGCCACGCTTGCGTATCCTTGGTAATCGTTCGTTCCGTCTGTCGCGATATACGTATTGATAAAACGCATATACCACTTGCTACGCGTTCCCGTAACTTCTAGTTGTGAGTTACTGCCCCCGCGTGTAAAGTTCAGGCTACCAATCTGGTTGATAAAAGGCGGTGAACCCCCGGCGGGCGAAGCAGTTGAAGAAGCGTTTTGATCGTGGCTGGCGCGGGCGGCATACCCTTTACCCCATTGATCGTTTGAGCCGCCATCACCAAAGCCGTGCGGGATCGAGCTACCAACCTGCATCGTGAAGGTTTGGTTGTAGTCGAGAGGGCGGCAGAGCATGATGATCGGCACGAGGTCGTTTGTATTGACGATGGCCGCACCGGACGCTGTGGTGAAATCCCCGTCAACATTACACGCGCTTGGCGTAGACACGGAAGGGTCGTAGTGAGCATTTTGAAAATCGGTAGTCCACGGCGCGTAATATCCGCCGCAATAAATTCTCGACGTTCCGGCCAACAAGCTAAAGCGGCCTTTGAGTTCAACACTGTCGTCTTGGCTGATCTGCGTCAATCCAAACTCGGAAGGAAAAACAGCCCGTGTGCAGGTTTCGTGATCTCCCGCAGCTACGACTAAGTCCGACGAGATAACTTGAACCCAATCGCTTTCACCGTTCAACTTCGCCCAAAGTTCGTGCCACGTAATGTCCCCGACAGTATCGACTTCCGCTGTCCCCGACTGATAGTAGTTCGGCAGGTTGAATACCAACGCATCACAATCGGCACCGACTGTTGTTACAAATCTTTGGACGTGATGTGTGAGGTTGCCTGAAATAGCACGTACGCTGTCAGCAGCACGAGCCTGACCGCCACCAACACGCAACTGATCGAGCGTGGGTTCGGTCACATCGCTGGCGATAATGACATTACCTTCGCCGTCATACGTAGGGTACCCCTGCCCTCCGGCCACGTACCCGGGTGCGCTAATAATCGCAGCCCCCGACCCGTTGTTCACCGGATACCCTACCTTATCGCTCGTACTGCCCTGCGCAGCTATGATCGTCGCACCATTTCCATCCAGTGTAGGATAATCTGCCATCGTCCCCTCTCAAGCTTCACAAAGCCTATCACAGCTCTCCACAAAAGAAAAGTCCGGCTATGGCTACGAACCTCACCGGACTTTTCCCGCTCATCCAACCCTTATCAGAGAGAAACTAACCTTACTCTAATTCGCCGAGATCGTCAATGCTCCCGTGCAACGTCTTTTCGTCCTTCACCGTCTTCACACCATCTTTACGCAAACGCTTCATGATCCGCGTGTTCTCGTCCACCAACTCACCGATCTTCTCTTCGACAATCGCAATGCGCGCAGCCAAAGCCCCTAACACCCCTTCAAAGTCATCACCCTTACCTAATGCGCGGGCCGCAACCTTCTTCACCTCGTCGGCGCTAAGCTCGTCGCCACCCAAAGCTTTCGCTGCAAGGCTCTCTGCTTCCGTAGCACCATCGTCCTGTCCGTCCGCCTTCTGCGTCTCGTCGGCACTATCTCCCTCGGCTGCCTTGGCCGCAAGCTCGGGGTCCGGCGTATTGATCTTCTTTTCATGCTCCGCCTCCTTCGCAGCGTTTGCTTTTTTCGCACGCGCCTTGGCTTCTTCCGCCGCAGCGATCTCTTCAGGTGTTTTGGTTTTTCCGGCCATGGTCATCCTCGTTGTGTATGGTTAGAACGTAAGGCGACATGATCTCATAGATGTTTTACTTTGGCAAGGCGGTAAAAAGCTTAAAGCTCCCATAAGCCTTTTACCTGTCGCGTACTCTAAGCGGGGTTTCTGTGCGTGTCAATCAGTATTCTTGAGACGCGTAGTACGTTTAGTGTATCCAGTACGCTACGTTACATTTTTGCTACCACGATTATTTCGTACGCTACGTTACATTTTTGCTACCACGATTATTTCGTACGCTACGTTACATTTTTGCTAATAGGCTTCCGTATACGCGTAGTATTTTTAGGACGTAGGGTTAAGGCGAGATTT